AACCTAAGGAAACACCACCAGCTAATCCTGCAATATCTCCTGCTGTTGTTTTCTTTAAATTATTACTGTCATCTGCGTCTGCAAAAAGTATAACATCAGCACTAGCAACTGTTCCAGAAGTTGCTTGTGTTGGTGCTACTAATAAAGTTGATGAGAATGCACCTGACGAAGCAGTTGCACCACCTGATAAACCCGAAGTAGCACTTGTTGTTATAGTTACACCTGTAATATCTCCGTCTCCAATGTAAGAAGCCCAACTTGACCCGTCATAATAAGTTAATGTATTTGTATCTTTTAGATAAGCAAACATTCCCTCTTCAGGAGAAGAAACAGCAGAACCTCTAGCTGACGAATCAGCGAAAACCATTATTATTTGTTCTTGAATATAATTATTGAAGTCAGAAGCTGTTACTAAGTCTCCTGTTGTCCATACTTTAAATCCTGCACCCATTTACTTTTTCTCCTTATGTATATGCAAATCTTGTTCCAACACCTAGTTGTGCCTGTCCTAAAACAAAAGCTGAAGAACCTGCTGGACTAAGTGTAACATTCCAATCCCAAGTTTGCGAGCTTGAGTTTATGTTATGCTCTATTGATTCTATCCAAAGTTCATCTTCAACGCTAGTACCGTTAGGATTTACTATCTTAACTTTAATTCTATCGCCAAATTCTCTTCCTAAAGCTTGCGCCCATATAGAAACATTATCTCTAGGATTAACTTTTAAACTTTCAATACGAACAATAGGAGTAGCAGTTTCAGATAATTTCTGCTCAATTAAGGATAAAACATTAGCATTAGATATATTTATAGTGCTTTTTTGAGAACCTTTAGCTGTATATCTTGAAACGGAATCAGCGTCAGCAATATATTGAGTTGCTCCACCAGTTCTAGTCCACTCATAAACATTAATAACTTCATTAGTATCAAAGTTTGTAATAACATCTCTATAAGGTAAATTGCTTCCGTCATTAGAAAAGGTTGCTTGAACATCTGTTGCTGAAGCATTAGTTAGTTTATAAGCACGATTTCTGAAAGTTGCTTTACCGTCTTTAGCAATAAAGTATTGTGCATTCTCAGCAGTCTCACATTCTTGCATTGCACCCAATAAATTAGTAGTAACTGCTTGTGTTATTACTTGGTTTGTTCCAGTATTAATTGTTCTTAAAGCACTAGGAAAGCCAATTGAGTTTAATAATCTAGTTATTCTTGCAGAAGATAATTCCTGCGAGTCATCATAACCTAATCTTGTTGAAGTTGCTAGTTCTGAGAAACCACTTGTTCCAATTCTCCAACCAACTGACTGAATTGTTTGACCTTTAAATATTTTAAATGCGTCAACAGCAGTAAAGGTAACTATTGAGTCAATTCCCTCAGCTACATAAGTAACTGGAATAGTATCTAAAAATCCATAAAATAATACATAAGTTGTTGAATCATAAACCGCAGAAACTCTTACAACTTTTAAAGGTTGTATTTTAGTTCTACCATTAGATGAATCATAATAAAAAGTTGTTTGATTAGGATTAAACCTGTTGTCTGTATTTGAAAGTGCTAATGAACAAGTTCCTGCTGGAAACTGACCTAATTCATTAACTCTTCCTCTACGAATATTTATTGCTCTTACATAGTCTGATATATCAGTAAATGAAATCGAACTATCAAAAGGTTCTGAATCAAAACCTACTTCAATTTTAAGAGTTACATTGTCGTCAAAAGCAACAGTCATTATAAAGCTACTTCTATTCCACGCCTTTGAGCTTCTTTTAATGCAGAAGCAACAGCATTTTGAACATCTTGTGTACTTCCTAATAAATTACCTGTGTTAACAGTAATTAATGTTTGTCCACCGCCTAAATCTTTACTGCCAACTCTTCCACCGTGTCCACTCATAACAGAACTTCTTCCAATATCTTGCATAAATTGTTGTCCTAAGTTGTTTATAACATTTCCTGCTGGAGCGCCTGCTGGATTTACACCGTCTCCAAAACTAGAATCTCCTGATGTTGGAGTAACAGACGGAGCAGATACTCCTGTTCTACTCATACTTGCAAACAATCTGTCATACATTGCAATCATTTCATCAACTTTAACTCCAGTAAGTGCAGACATTTTAGCTAAAGCGTCATTGTAACCTTTAGTTCCTTTTCCAAATCCCTCAAGAGCCTTGTTAAGATTTTCTTGAAGTATTGCATACTCTAAAGTATTTTTGAGAGAAGCTTCAGTAAGTTTATTAAGTTTCTTTTGTTCTTCCTGAACTTTTTTAATAGCTTCAGCTTTTCTCTCTTCAGCTTTTACTAAATCTTTTTCAGCTTGTTCAAGTTGTCTTATTGCGTCCTCTTCTTCACGAGATAAAGCAATAGACTCTTCTTCTAATTTATTTAATTGATTTATTGCAACAGCTAATTCTAATTTTTGTATTTCTGATTTATCTTCTGTTGCTGTTAGTTCTTCAACTACTTGTTTCTGTCTTGCAATAGCAAGAGCTTCTTCATCAGTAATTTTTGCACCAAGACCTTGAACTTCATTGAGTTTTTCTTTAGCTTTTTCAAGCTTATCAGTAGCAGTTTTAACTTCTTCCTCAGCTTTGGTTTGCTTTTCTAAAGCTTTATTTCTTCTAGTTTCTGCCTTATGGATTCTCTCTTGCCTATCTTCTAAAGCTTCCATTGCATTTAAAACAGATTCCATTCCACCTAGTAAACCGTCCTCATAAGCTTCAGCAGTCTTAAGTGCTTCTTGTGCATTTTCATCTAAAGCTATTCCGTTAAGTTCTAATTGTTTAGTAAGTTCATCAACTGTAAAGTTTGTTCCGTCTAAAATATCATCTAAAGTTTTACTTTTCTCAATAACTTCTTCAGTTTTTTCTGCCGTGAAACCTAAATAATATTGTTGTCTCCTATGAGCTTCTGTATATTGGTCGGCTTTCCTAGTAGCCTCTTCGTAAACTTTATTACCTGCACTAATTTTCTCAGTTATTTTTTTGATACCAAAAGCAACAAGAGCAATAACTGGGTGCATAAGCGCCAAAACTGCCATAATTGCTTTAAGAGCATTTTTAAATCTTTTCATTGATGTTTCACTAGAATTTAATCTATTTCTAAAGTTTTGTAATCTTTCAACTGTTGTTTGTAAACCTTTAACCATTTTAATAAGGGACGGAACAACAGCTTCTCCAATAGTTATCTTTAAGTTTTCTGATTGGTTATTTAGTATTTTCATTTGCGAGGTAAAACTTTCTAATTGTTTTTTAGCTACTCTTTCCGTGTAACCCATTGCATTTTCTAATTCGTTTTGATAATTTCTAATAGCGTCCTCAGAACCAGCAAGAATCTTTACTGCGTCAGCAACACCTCTGTTTAATCCTAATTGGTCTAAAAGTGCCGCCTTTTGAACATCTGATAATCCGTCCATTCCCTCAGTTAAGTTTTTAACTACATCAGCAAGATTTAAAAGATTTCCAGTAGAGTCAGTAACAGTAATTCCTGACTGCTTCCATTCATTAGTATTATTATGAACAGCTCTTGAAACATCTCTTAGAATCTGATTCATCTTTTCTCCAGCTTCAGCACCTTTAACTCCTCTATCTGCGAAAGCGGCGAGAACTGCAACTCCCTCTTCAATAGATTTGTTTGTCATTTTTAAAGCGGCGCCAGCTTTGTTAGTGAGTGCTTCTGAGAATTGCTGAACAGTTGCGTTTGCTAAAGTGTTAGCACGAACAAGAACATCAGTAACTCGAGTAAGATTCATTAAGTTTTGTTGAGCGTCTTTAACTGTAAGACCTAAAGCAGATTGTGCGTCAGTTGCTAAGTCAGTAGCAGTTGCCATATCGAACATACCTGCTTGTGCAAATCTTGCAACTTGAGGAAGTGCTTGCATTGATTGTTCTGCATTTAAACCAGCAGAAGCTAAGAAGAAATATGCTTCAGCAGATTCACTAGCACCAATAACTGTTTGAGTTGCTACATCTCTTGCGACCCTAGCCATTTGTTGTTGTTGAGCGGTTGTAGTCTCCATAATTGCTAGAGACTGAGTCATTTTATCTTCAAACTTTGTAAAAGCTTGAACAGAAGCTATAACTCCTTTTGTTATTCCTGCGAGTGCAACTGCAACTGCACCAACACCTATTTTTGCAAATTTTGAAAGTTGTTTACCTGAAGTTCCAAATACACCACCAAGTTTGCTCATTTGCGCAGAAGCTGTACCAGCTCCACGCATTACTATATCTATTAATACTTTTGCACCCATTATCTTCTCATTCTAGCCTTTTTTGCCTCAGCTTCTTGCATTGCCAACTGTTTATTTTTTTCTTCTTGTTCCCATAAATAAAAAGTTGCCCATTGATGAAACTCTAATGATGACATTTTAGTACGCAGTTCTCCAACTGTCATACCTAGTTCTCTAGCTAGTCTAAATTGAAATGATATATCAGGATTAGTCTTGAAATTCTTCGGCTAAAGCCGATTCTACCTCACTCCCAATCCCGTTGAGTTCGTTTAATTCTTCGAATATTATATCTATAACCGTTGCGTCTTTTTCATAAAGTATGTCGATTGCTTCATCATCTAATGCAGGTTCGACAACACTTGCTTTAAGCAACTCTTTCTGATAATCGAAAGCGTCGGTGGTGTCTCCTTGAATGAGTCGTCCAAGTTCAATCTGCATTTTCTTCGATATACCTTTAACTTTGATACTGGTTTTCCATTGTGGAATCTCAATAACCTTTTCGGGTACATCAGGCAATGACTTTAAGTCATCTACCGATAAAAATTTATCTACCATTGCGTCTCCTTTGTATATTTAAATTTAGTGCGTGCCTCTAGTGATTGTTGATGAGCATTGAAAATCCGCACTATAAGCTACGGCGTCTCCTACTGGAGAAGAAACTGAGTAAGCAGTCATAATACACTCGCCTGTATATTTAACTTTACCGCTTGCTGTTCCCTCAGGACTATATTCATAGGAAAGAGTATCATCTTTTCCTATAACAACACCGAGTATTGCGTCGGCGGTTGAGTCCCACATTCCAGTTAGTGAGATTGTAGCGTCAGTTAATCCTGCAATATAGGATTTAGCTTCTGCTCCGAGCATAGTTGTTTCTGCAACATCAGCACTTTCAGGAAAGTCAACATTGTTAACATACGCAGAGATGTCTGTTAGAGACCCTGAGTTGTTATCAAGTTTAAATACACTATCTTTTCCGTGAACGAATGCCATTACTTTTCTCCTTAACTATTTCTAGCGAATCCTACTATGACATTTGCTGTCGGAGTAGAACTACCGCCAATTGTATTATATATTCTAACATAACGATTTATTGTAGTTCCTGAATCAACTGTTTTTATTTCACTTGTTGCTGCAGTTACTTGAGTAAATGTTATTAAATCAGCATAGGTAGAGTTATCTGCACTATGTTGAATCTTTATATCTGCTGTTGGACTTGTACCGCTAACAGAAGTACAAATTACAAAAGCTCCTGCTCCTTTGTCAGAAGAAGCGCTGTTATCAAGAGCAGAACCAACTACTCCTGTTGCTGTTACAGCAGAATTTGAAAGAATATATCCATTACTAAAAACTCCACCTGTTGCTTGTAAGTCAACAGTAACTGCTACTACATCTCCGACTGGAGAAGAAATTCCATAATTTGTTGCGTCAACAATTGCAAAGTTACAATAATCTGCTGTATCAACGCCGTCATAACCAAGAACAATATTTGAACTTGTTGCAGAACCCATTAATCCTGACAAGGTAGCGTCTGCTGTTGCGTCCCAAAAACCTGCAAGTGAGATTGTTCCGTCTGTCAATCCACCAATATAAGATTTTGCTTCATCTGAGAATGTAGTTGTCTCAGCAACATCTGCTGTTTTATTTACATCAGCAGAATTTAGGTAGCTAGAAAAATCTGTACTACCTACATAAACTATAGTGTCTTTACCACTTATAAAAGCCATTATCTTTTCCTCGTTCTAATTATCTATATCTATCTTACAGCTTAGTTCCTAATTTCCAAGCCAATTGAATTTCTTTCATAGTTCTTGCTAATAAAACTTTTCTTTGTTTCCTAGTATTCTTTTCAGCGAGTAACAAGTAAGGAACGATTGGAGTACCTCTCTTAGCTATTCCACCCGAAACTGTTCCTGCTGTTCTATTAGTTCCATTACCAAAATCTAATCCTTTAGTTCTTACCCAATCTTCAATCGGTTGAAAAGGTGGTCTATGAGGTCTTGTTCTAGGAAATCCTGTTGCATTAGCTCTTCTCTTTGCAGGTGGTTTCTTATAACCCGCAGGAAGTTTTTTATATCTTCCGTGAACATAAACATCATAAGGAACATTCGAACTAACTTTAATTGAATTAGGAAGCCTACCTCTCTCTTTAACTCTTCCTGCTTCAATAGAATTTTCTAATTCTCCTGTTGCTTTTGGTGCTTGCTTCTTTGCTTCTTCAGCTATTATTTCTGCATAATCATTCATAAATCTTCTTAAAGGTAAAGCAGTAAACTTCATCTTCTTTAATTCACGAGCAATTTTTTCTGTTCCTGTAACTCTAAAAGCTTTTTGTGTCATACGACAATGTTAGCATTTGTTTAAATTTTTTTTTATGACTTAAATTCTACTTTATAAAAGTCCGTCTCTTTTCAAATAGGTTTGTATTTTTTGTGGTATATATTTTTTAAAACCATATTGTGCATATTCCCAATAACCTAAAAATCTCCATTCTCCATTTGGATATACAACTATAAATTCTGCTCCACTCTCAAAAGTTAAATAAACTTTAAATATTTCAATTTTATCTGTTGGATTATCAATATAATCTCTTGGGCTAAAAACAAGACTCCAACCCTCTTCACTATCCCATTTTTCATACACTGTTTTTGCTCTTGTTACAAAATTATCTCTATTA